TAGAATTATTAAGTTAAGAAGCACCGAAAAAGGCTCTAACACAATTCAAGCAAATTATAGATAATGACACCAGAGCAAGCAACCAAAGAGATGTTAAGATTGCCCGAGAATATAAGAAGAGCAATCCGCCAAGCTATGTATTCTGCTGGTGTTTTGCTTGTAAAAGATTTAAAGAGCGATATGAAGCTACCTAAAAGCGGTAGAATATACAAAATAAAGAAAGGCAGAAGAACATATACTCACAGAGCATCTTCGCCTGACGAGAGACCAGCCAGTATGAGCGGTAGATTAAGAAAATCTATTAACTTTTTAGCAAGGGGTTTTAATAGAATTGAGTTCGGCTCAGAAGGAGTAGAGTATGCTACTTATTTAGAATACGGCACTAGAAAAATGGCAAAAAGACAACCCTTTTTAAGAACAATCAATATCAATAATAATAAGATTATATCTATATTGCGAACAAAAACAAATAATCAATTTAATGTAATACAAAAATGATAACAAGCGAGATTGCCAATAGATTAAAACAAGTGCTTTCAGTATACACTACTGATTTTAATGATGTTATTAATATAGCTAGTTTATCAAAAGCAGGCAACACAATAACAGCAACAACGAGCACTAATCATAATTTAACTAACAATAGTTATATAACTATCAAAGGAGCTAAAAAACCGATTAGCAACTTATCTATAACTTATAGTGGCAATATAGCAACAGCAACAGCAACAACAAGCCATAATCTAATAGACCCTAGCAAGTATGGTTATAACTATCTACCTATAATGATAACAATAGTTTCTGCCAATACTAGCTATAACGGAACTTTTGAGCTATTGTCGGTTGATAGCGATACTGTTTTTAAATTCAAGTTATTAACAACCCCTAATGCAACTGCTAGTGGGATTTTATATATAGATGATTTTGATGGATATAACGGCTATAAACAAATACAAGTTGTTAATCCAACAACCTTTACTTATCAATCTACTGCAATTTTGCAAACTCCGCCAATAGGAACAATAACAGCAACAACTGGCACGAGAGTATCCACATCCGCGACAATTGAAAGAATAGCAGACGATTATCTAGGCACATCCGCTATTAATAATATTGATAAAAACTGGCTATATGTTGTTGCTCTTGATTGTGAAACATATAAAAACGAAACAACAACACAAGATATAACCGCTAGTATCAATAAGAATAGTAATTATTATTATATTCTAAAACAAGATTTTTGCATTGTTGCCGTTTTGCCATCAAAAACATCTACTCTTGGCGGTAGTGTTGCTGATGCTTGCCGAAACTTATATAGAAAATATATTATCAAGGCAATTGCTGGCTACTCATTTACATCTAGCTTATTAGATGGTAAATACCAACCTGCATTATTTTTGGGAGACGATACATTAGAATATGCAGGCGGTTATTATATGCATTCTTATAACTTTACAACAAAGGTAGTTATACAAAACGAAGATATAGCAGAATTTAGCAAAGGAGTTCCGCTTGAAAGAATTACTAATCAAAATTCCAATATCAATTATGTTGCTGATTTATAAAAATAAATTGACAAGGCAAAAATTTTTTGCTAAAAACATAATAACAACAAATTTTTTAATTTATTATGAAGATAAAATTTAATCAAGATTTAACAACTCCATTCGGTAAATATAAGAAAGAAGATATTCTTATTATAGCTACCGACAGCGATAATATACCATTAGACAACTTTTGGCGAAATAGACTAAAAGATGCGATTATAGATAATTGCATTGAAATTATTAACGATAAACCTAATAAAAAATAATATGTCATATCCTATTGTAAATGCCAACATTAATTCCGCTAAAACTTTTATTAATAGCGATAGCAGAAGTATTTTAATTGTTGCTCCTATGCTTGCAGGAACTGCCACTAGCGGAACTGTTGTGGAAAATCTTTTAAGTGAGGTTGATTTTAATACCGCCTTCGGTAGACAATCAAGACTTGCCAAGGTAGGTAGACAAGTTATCAAAGCTTGCTCTGTTTCAAGAACTAAACCTAAAATATCCGCTATTGGCTTAACCGATAATGCTGGCGGAGTTGCCGCAACTGGCACGATTGCTGTTTCAGGAACTGCTACTGCTAACGGAACTCTTACTTTTTATGTTGATAGCATAAGAGGCAAATATGAGATTGCCATTACTAGCGGGCAGACTGCAACACAAGTAGGTGCTTCGCTTGTATCCGCTATTACTGCCGATTTAGATGCAGTTGTATCTGCTGTTAACACTACTGGCTCTGTTGCTTTAACTGCTTTAAATAAAGGCACTTGTGGCAATAATATTGGTATTAAATACGAAGGCTCAGTTGCTGGCTTAACTGTTGCTTTAACTGCTTTTAGTGGTGGTGCGACTAATCCAAGTTTAACTAGCTTGTTTGATACAATAGCTGATAAAAGATACACAACTATTGTTTATCCTGCCGACTGGACTTTATCTAATCTATACACTTTAACTGAGGCTAGATTTAATGTTAATAATAATGTCCTTGATGGTTTAGGTATTGTATGTGCTACCGATACTTATGCTAATCATAATACTGCCGTTGATGCTTTAAATTATAAAACACTTGCTTATATTAGCAACAAGCTTGTAAATTCCGCAACTAAGAAAGGCGGTGCTATTTTTGAAGACCCTCTCGTTATTGCTGGTTATTCTGCCGTTATTCGTGATTTAAGATTAACGACTAATTCTAATACATCAGGCTTGACAACTAACGGAGTATCTACTGGCGGTGCTTATTTTGGAGCTATACCATATCATAACACCCCTTTTACTTTATTGCCAACAATATCTACTGGCGAAGATTTTAGCAATGCGGAAGCACTAGAATTAGAAAATAGTGGCTCTTGGTTGTTGAGAAATAATAACACAAATACTTATGTTGTATCGCAAGAAGCAGTGACCACTTATAAAACAAATATAGTTGGAGCTGTTGATAAAACATTTAAGTATATTAATTATTTTGATACTTTATCGCTTGTTAGAGAAATTATATTTTATAATTTAAAACAAGATTTTTCGCAAGTAATATTAACCGATGGCGATTTAGTTTCAGGCTTGCCACAAGTCAATAGAGATAGTATCAAAGCAACTATGGTTGGTTATTATCTAATACTATCCGACATTGGCTACGGCTTGTTGAGAAAAGGAACTGCACAAAGAGATGCTTTTGCCAAAGCTATTGACGATAGTATTATTGTCAATTTAGTTGACGGCACCGTAACTCTTGAAAGCATTGCCAACATCACAACACAGCTTCGTAATATTATTGTTAACTTTACTCCAACTTTCGAATAAATATGACTACTATCTTAAATAATTCTAATTTACAAATAAACACTATCAATATAAGATACGAAGGCAATATAAAATTCAAGCCGGGCGGTGCAACTAGAACTCCTTATGTGCAGAATAATGGCGATATTATTATCACAACCGATAATTCTACAAATTATTCTGTATTAAAGGTAACTGTTAGAAATAATCAAGAAAATAATGCATTGTTTGATAGTTTTTGGTATAATAACGGAAATAATGTAATTAGCTATGGAGCAACAAGACTAGTTAATGCATATCTAATGGAAATTCCAGAAAGAGAAGAGCAAGGCACTACGGAATACGAGTTTCAAGCAAAATCTATTGTAATATAATATGATATCTATTAAGTTAAAACAACCGCTTACAATACAAGCAAAAGTAAATGATGTATGGACTTTTATTAACATTGATGAGCTTTATATAAAAGAGCCAGTTGTAAAACATAAATATCTTACTTTAAGATTAAGAACATTGTTTTTGAATGCCGTAAGAAGCTTAACAGACCAAAAGCAAAAAGAAGCTATTGAAAGCGAAAGCGAAGGTAGGACTTTATCAGCGAAAGATGTTAAGGCAATTATATCTTTCGCACAATGGAGCGAGGCAGACCAAGTAGATTTTTATAAAAAATGCCAAGAGCTTTTTAGCGAGGTTGTTTTTAGCGATATAGATTGCAAAAAAAATATTAATAAAAGTGATTTTGCTAATATGTCGCAACAAGATGAGGAGAATTTAATAGCGGAGTATTTTGCTAATTTTTTTATCAATTCGTGGATGAGCCAACTAAATTAGATAATAGTATATGCGATATTGCATATTTTTATCAAGGCTCAGCCACTTTTGAATGGTTAGAAAATCAGCCATTATCAAAAATAAAAATGTTAGCGGATAATGCTAGCAGAATTATAAAACAACAAGACAATGTCAATAAAATACATCCTAGAAGCCGTAGATAAAATAACACCTACATTAAAAAAGGTTCAGGCATCTTTTGATAATATGAATAAAAGTTTTGACAAAACTAAAAACTCTTTATCAAAAAATTCTATTGAATTCGAAAAATTTTTTAACAAAATACAGCAATCAGTAGAAAATACTGGTAAAAAACTTCGCAATTTTGGCTTGGAGCTTACACCTGTAAGTCTAGGTTTAGGTATTCTTGGAAAATCAGCATTGCAACAAAGTGCGAGTTTTGAAACATTAGCGATACAATTAGAAATCCTCACTGGTTCAGCGGAGAGAGGTAAAGAGCTTTTTAATAACTTGACTAGACTTGCCGCAGAAACTCCATTTAGCTTGAATGAAATAGTAAAATCAACAAGAACAATTTTAGGCTCTGGTATATCTTACGAAAAATCAATAGATACTATTAAAATGCTTGGCGATGTGTCAGCAGGTTCAGGAGCTAATCTCGAATCACTAGCAGTTGTATTCGGTCAAGTTGCTGGTGCCACTAAATTACAAGGTCAGGATGCTTTACAGTTTATATCTAATTCTATACCTATATGGCAATTGCTAAATAAGTCTACCGGGCTTTCAATAGAGCAATTAAAAAAACTATCTAGCGATGGCAAAATTAGTTTTGGTATGTTGCAGGAAGCTTTAAAAAAAGCAACCGAGCAAAACGGTATGTATTACAAAGCAACCGATAAATTATCAAAAAGTTTAAGTGGTGTATTTGCCAAGTTAAAAGATGATATTGATATGGCATTAGCAAAAATTGGCGATAATGTGGTGCAGACTACTGATTTAAAAAACAGTTTAAATGATGTATCAGCTGTCATTGCTAAATTAACCGAAAAATTTAATAATTTAAGTCCAGAAACTAAAAAATTTATTGTTTATTTTGGCATTGCAACAACTTTATTAGCACCTTTATTGCTTGGCTTGGGGCAGTTAGTTATAACATTTAGTATACTTGCTGGCTCACTTGGTTTTTTAATCAGTGGATTTGCTAGTTTAGGTTTGGGAATTATTCCTATTGTTGTTTTAACTACTGCTTTATATAAGTCTTGGGATAAGGTTATAATTGTATGGGATTATGCTATTGATAAACTAAAACAATTATGGGAATGGCTAACAAAAGTTGCTAGCATTGGTATAGGCAAAATTGCTAATCTTTTTGGTTTTGATAACAAAATGCAAATTGAAACAACATCTAATATCAATACAAGCAATATTAATAATAATAAATTACAAGCAGGCGGTAGCTTGGATATCTTTTTTAACAATATGCCACAAGGCACAAAAGCTAACTTTACTCCTACTCCTAAAAACTTTATGAATGTAGGTTTAAATACAGTATATGGGGGGATTTAATGCTTGATTTAAGTTTATACGATGATTTTAGTTTAAATGGGATTGTTTGTTATTTACAATCTACTACCTGCAACGGAGGTAGAAAGGTTGTTAGCAATGAATACCCCTACCGAGATTTAAGATATATACAAGATTTAGGAGGGCTTGAAAGAAAATTTACAATCAATGTTATAACGGATGATAGTGAAGGTTTTGAGAATAAAAAGAAGCTTTTAAAAATGCTTGATGATGGCGGACAGCTAGAAATGAGCCACCCTGACTATGGCGATTTAAAAGTATTTTGTTTAAGTTATACAGCCGAGAATAATTATATCAATGAAGTTGGCTTAACTAGAATTAGTCTAAACTTAGAGGTTGCTTCGCTAAATATATTCCCTTTAACAGCAAAAAAGAAGGGCTTTTTAGCAAGATTAAAATCTGCTATACTTGGCAAAAACGAAGAGAAGTTTAATAAAGCTTGGAAAGCGGTTAAAAAAGTTAAGGGAACTTTCGATAATACCGTCAAGACAATGAATTCCGTTTCAAAGAAAATGAAACAAGTTGCTAAAAAGATACAAGGTGCTGGCGATGGTTTTGGCAAATTTACAAGTGGCTTAAATGATTTAGCATTGTCAGCAAAGCAATTAGTGCAGTCTCCTACTTTACTTGTTGCCAACTTAAAAGCTAATTTTAATAACCTAGCAACCGCATACTCTACTGCAAAAGATGTATTTAATATTGCAAAAGATTTAGCTAAACTAAATTTTGATGATATTAATATGGATGGCAATAGTCAGCAAATAACTAACTATATTGTTAGCTCTGCAATGGCAACTTGCTATGAACAGGTTGTATTAATAGACTATAAAACAACTGATGAAATTGATATTGCTATAAAGGAGCTTGAAACTGCTTTTAAAAATATGCCGTCGACAATTGATAAAGATATTTACGATTTACTTAATCAAGCTA